GTTTGCAGAAAATGACAAAGAATGTCCGGACGGACAGTACTATTGTAATGATGAACAAAAATGTAAACCAATTCCTCAAGGCCATAGTGTAGAAAAAGATGGCAATCTTGTAAAAGATGAAGTAGATCTAAAACAACAACTGATTGACTTTCAAGCAAACGTGAATGAATTTGCAAAAAAACTAGGTGTTACACCTAAAATGTTATTTGCGGGACTAATGGAAAAAAATCCTGAACTAGAATCAAATCCTGTGGCAGTTAAAATTGCACAATACTCAAAAGCATTAGAACAAAGTAAATCTACAGAATAATACGACCACTCAACATTCTAATAAATATCAGCATGGCAAAAATATCAAAATATGCTCAGCAGGCACATGAACCTGGTCCAAAGAAAAGAACATCAATAGGTCAATCAAGACTATCACGTCCCAAGAACAAACACAAAAGAAGAAACTTTAAGAGATACCGAGGACAGGGTAAACACAGGTAAATACTGCTATGAAAATAGCAGATTTAATTGAAGGCCACATTGATGCAAAACTTCAAATAGCACAACCGCAAAGTCCAGGCGCTCGTGGACTGCAAAAAGCCAAAGATCAGCAAAACACACCAAGGCACCGCGATGCACATAAGCGAAATACTACAACAAAATGAGGGTATAAACGACCCCTATATTTTTAAAGCAATATTCATGGCCGGAGGAGCAGGCTCGGGCAAGTCTTTTGTGGTTAGAAATGTATTAGGACAGTTTCAAGGTCTAAAAGTACTGAACAACGATAAGTTTTTAAAGTATCTTATGGACAAAGAAGGATTATCACTTAAAATGCCCAGCAAAGAAAAAGCCAAACGTGATGTGGTAAGAACAAAAGCAAAAGAAATGGCAGACAAACAAGAACAATTATGGCGTGATGGAAGACTAGGAATAGTTTTAGATGGCACAGGTAGAGATTTGGAGAAAACAGGTGCTATCAAGGCCAAATTAGATGATCTTGGTTATGACACCATGATGTTGTATGTGAATACAAATTTAAAAACTGCTATCAGACGTAATTATGAAAGAGAAAGAACAGTTCCTTTGAGTGTGCTTAAGAAAAATTGGAATGTGATTCAAAACAACATTGGACAATTTCAAGGAATGTTCAAAGGAGACTTTCATGTGTTCGATAACAGTGATGAAACACAACCAGATTCCAAATCAAAAATACAATCCTTTGTAAAAATTACAAGAAACTTCTTAGAGAAACCAGCATCAAAACCACAAGCAATCCAATTTATTAAAACAAAAAAATAACCTTGACTAAACACATAGTCAATTGTATAATAGTATATCAACTAGGAGAGTCTCATGAGAACTTACAATGAAGAACAACGAGCAAAATTAAGACAACTGATTGCAGAAGGTACTAATGTAAAACAAGAAGTACAAGATTTATCAGAAGGACTAAGAGAAACTGTGAAAGCAGTAGCAGACGAAATGCAAATAAAACCGCAAATTTTAAACAAAGCAATAAATGTAGCATTCAAAAGTAATATGGCTGATGTACAAGAACAGATGGATGAACTGGAAAGCATTCTTGTATCAACAGGACACTTGAAAGAAGATGATTAAACCACAACACAAACACATCATTATCAGAGCCTTGTGCGAAAAACCTCCACGTGATTGTGATGTTGCTGTCGAATGGTGGAATGAACTTGTTGATTCCATTGGTATGGCAAAACTAGACATCCAAAACAATCCAATTTGTGGTTATGTGGACACACCCGGCAACGCAGGCCTTACAATTTGTGGAATAATCGAAACAAGTCATATTGCTATGCACGTTTGGGATGAATCTAATCCTGCACTAATACAATTAGACGTATATACCTGTTCATCACTGGATAAAAATAAAGTGTTTGAAGCACTTGACGACTTTGACCCTGTGAAAGTAGAATATAAACAGTTCGACAGAGAATATGCTATCAAAGAAGAAACAAACGGATTCAAAGAAATTTATTAATGTCATACATAGACGCATACTTTGATCGCGAACGTGATCAGATTAACATTGTAGAAAGAGTCAACGGCGAACGTAAGTTTGTTGACTACCCTGCAAGGTATGTGTTCTATTATGATGATCCAAAAGGCAAACACAGAAGCATATATGGTGATTCTGTATCACGTTTTTCAACAAAGCAAAGCAAAGAGTTCAAAAGAGAACTTTCTATGCACAAAGGCAAACGCACATATGAAAGTGATGTAAATCCTATCTTTAGATGTCTTGAAGAAAACTACTTAGGCAAAGATGCTCCTAAGATGAACTGTTTATTTTTAGATATTGAAGTAGATTTTGATCCAGAACGTGGTTATGCCAGTCCTGCAGATCCATTTATGCCAATAACTGCAATATCAATATACTTAAACTGGACTGAACAACTGATAACATTGGCATTGGCTCCAAAAGGACAACAGGCACTTGCTGAAGAAGTTGGCAAAAAGTTCGACAACTGTTTTATCTTTACAGATGAAGCAGAACTTTTGGACACATTCTTAACTTTGCTAGATGATGCAGACATAATATCAGGTTGGAACAGTGAAGGTTATGATATTCCTTACATTGTAAACAGGATAGCAAAAGTTCTCAGTAAGCAAGACACAAAAAGAATGTGTCTGTGGAATATTGCTCCACGCAAAAGACAGTTTGAAAGATTTGGCAAAGAAGAAGTTACATTTGACATAATAGGCCGTGTGCATTTGGACTATATGCAACTGTATAGAAAGTATATGTATGAAGAAAGGCATTCATACGCACTAGATTATATTGCTGAAATGGAAGTTGGTGAAAGAAAAACTGAATATGAAGGATCATTAGATGAACTGTACAACAGAGACTTTGAAAGATTTATAGAATACAACAGACAAGATACTGCTCTGCTTGATAAAATTGACAAGAAACTAAAATTTATCGATCTTGCAAGTGAACTGGCTCATGCAAACACAGTTTTACTTCAAACAACAATGGGTGCAGTGGCAGTGACTGAACAAGCAATACTAAATGAAACACACAGACGTGGTATGGTAGTGCCAGACAGAGTCAGACGTGAGCCTGGGTCTGAGCCAGCGGCAGGTGCCTATGTTGCTACTCCAAAGAAAGGTATGCATGACTGGATTGGGTCAATTGATTTGAATTCTCTGTATCCTTCTGTGATTAGAGCATTGAACATGGCACCAGAAACAATCGTCGGACAACTTAGACCAGAAGAAACAGATGCCATGATAGCAGATCGTATGCGTAAAAAAATGAGTTTCGCAGGTGCCTGGGAGGGAGAATTTGGAACACTTGAATATCAAGCAGTAATGGAGAAGGACAGAGCAAAAACTATCACGGTGGATTGGGAGAATGGCGAAGAACAAGTAATGAGTGCCGCTGAAGTTCACGAAATGATATACAATTCAAATTCAAAATGGGGGTTAAGTGCCAACGGTACTATCTTTACATTTGAAATAGAAGGCGTGATTCCAGGACTGCTAGAAAGATGGTACGCAGAAAGAAAAGAAATGCAAGGCAAAATGCGAGATGCTATAACTGCCGGCAATCAAATTGAAACAGAGTTTTGGGATAAAAGACAACTAGTAAAAAAGATTAATTTGAATTCACTGTATGGTGCATTGTTGAATCCAGGGTGCAGATTTTTTGATTCAAGACTAGGTCAAAGCACAACACTGACTGGGCGAGTTATCACAAAACACATGGGAGCAAAAGTAAATGAGATTATTACCGGTGTGTATGATCATAAAGGTCAATCAGTCATATATGGTGATACAGATTCTGTGTATTTTAGTGCCTACAAAAGTCTAGAAGAGGATATTAAAAGCGGCAAACTGCCTTGGACAAAAGATAGTGTAATATCCTTATATGACAGAATAGGTGATGAAGTGAATACAAGTTTTCCAGACTTTGCACACAAGGCATTCCATACACCAAGGAAAAAAGGTGATATTATTAGAGCAGGTAGAGAAGCAATAGCAACAAAAGGCATATTCATTACTAAAAAAAGATATGCTATATTAATTTATGATCTTGAAGGCAAACGGACTGATACAGAAACGGAAGGCAAAGTAAAAGCAATGGGTCTGGATCTTAAAAGGTCAGACACTCCAGTATTCATACAAAACTTTTTGAGTGATGTATTATTAAAAGTACTGACAGGATCTAATGAAGAAGAAGTATCCGAATTTATTATGGACTTTAGGAAAGAGTTCAAGCAAAGACCAGGCTGGGAAAAAGGATCACCAAAAAGATGTAATAATCTTACAGAATATGTAAGGAAAGAAGAAAGACAAGGCAGAGCAAATATGCCTGGTCATGTAAGAGCCAGTATGAACTGGAATAGACTGTTAAAAATGTATTCCGATAAACATTCAAAACCTTTAGTAGATGGATCTAAAGTGGTAGTATGTAAATTAAAATCAAATCCATTGCAATATACCAGTGTGGCATATCCTGTTGATCAACTGAGAGTGCCTGAATGGTTTAAAGAATTGCCATTTGATCATGATGCCATGGAAGAGTCGATAATTAATGCTAAACTAGACAACTTAATTGGTGTACTTAATTGGAATTTAATTGCTACACAGGAAAATAATACATTCAATGCATTGTTTGAATTTTAATGACTAACATTATAAAAAACTTACAAGATATTATCAATTCGATCAAAATCAAAAGTTTAAACTATGGACAATTACATACATTATTGACGGATCTTAAAAAACTTAAGGATTCTAATCTTGAAGATATCATTTCATCGTTAGATAAAAAGATTGGCGAAACAAATGCTTTACATGACAGCAAAGAAATTTCATATCTGCAAGATAAGTTTTCAAATATAAAAAGTAAAACATGGTGGGACAATTCAAATACAGATGTTGAGTTTTCGCCTATACTGGAAAAATATATCGACACCTCTATTAACAGTTTTATTGATTGGCGACTGCCAGCCTGTGAAATAGGATACGGTTATGGACATTATTCACTACAAATGGTATTGGCTTTTAGTCCTATATATCTTTTAGATCTGCAAAAATATTACAATCAATGTTACGGCACTTGGACAAGCAAAAATAGGAATGCCACAAAAAAAAATTTAGATAAAAAAATATTCTGGATCACTGTAGATTCTAATTGTGACATAACAAAACATCAAGTACCTTATAAGCAAATGGGATATGTACAATGTATTAATGTATTTCAATATCTTACTCCAGACAACATGAAAGCATATTTGAAATCAATATATAAAATTTTACGTCCAGGTGGTCATGCCATTATAACTTATACCAATGCAACTATTCCTACACAGTTCAAACTAGTTGGCGAGAAAGGATACAGATTTTTTACTAAAAGCAGAATGCAACATCTTGTCGACAGAGCAGGATTCCAAGTTAAATCATGGGACGAACCAACCAGTAAGATCAGTTCGGTAATATTGCAAAAACCAGGAACAATTACTAGCCTTTTGAAAGCGATTGGCACAACTAATTATGATATTGACAAACGAAGTCGAAATAAGATATAATAAAAGATTAACTAAACTTAGGATAGGCACACTATGAAAGATATATTACAAGATGTAGTAAAACACACACATTCACTAGGCTTTCTTGACATTGTAAAGATTACAGGCTCTGATAAAGAAACAACACTAGACAGCATGGCAGAAGATCGTTCAGTAATTATGCAGGGAGAAATTACATCTCCGGTTGCAGAGTTTGAAGGTACTTTTGGTATGCCACAACTGGGCAAATTAGATATTCATTTGAAATGTCCAGAATATAAATCCAACGCAACAATCACAGTAAACAAACAAAGCAGAAATGGTGAAGACGTACCAGTAGGCATTCAGTTTAAAAATGCAACAGGTGATTTTCAAAATGATTACAGATTTATGAATTCAGAAATCATAAATGAAAAACTTAAAACTGTGAAGTTTAGAGGAGTTAATTGGGATGTTGAGTTTGAACCAAGCATGGCGGCAACACAAAAATTAAATTTCCAAGCGGCGGCGAATGCAGAAGAAACAACATTTGTGGCACAGACTGATGGCGATGATCTTAAATTTACTTTTGGTGACCACAGTACACACGCAGGTCAATTTGTTTTCCAACCAGGAGTAAAAGGCACACTTGATAAAAATTGGGCATGGCCAGTAGCACAGGTATTACAAATTTTAAAATTAGGTGAATCAGGTAAACTAACAATGGCATTTTCCAATGATGGTGCATTACAGATTACTGTTGATTCAGGATTAGCAACTTACAAATACATATTACCAGCACAACAGAAGTAAGCCTATGAAGGATTTAACGTCCAGACAAAAAGATTATGCAGTTTTCTTACCTGCCATTAGTTCATTCTATGCAACTTATATAGGAAAACAACGATCCGATCCCAACTATATACCATCAACAAGAATACCAACTGCATTTACAAATGGAGTTGAAGAATTAAATTTCCTTGAACCAGAAGCCGGCAGTTTTTATTACAAATACGCATTATATTCGGCAGGTCATGCAGACTTAGATCTAACAAAAGATGTGCCAAGAGAAGACTGGATCAGACAGAGACCAAGAGACGGATCTAGTTTGTTAGTAGGCGACTCAGGCGGATTCCAAATAGGTAAAGGCAGATGGGAAGGTGACTGGAAAGATCCTAACTGTCCAAAAGCACAAAAGAAGAGAGACCTTGTGTTGAAATGGATGGACGGCTTAATGGACTATGGCATGGTTCTAGATATTCCAGCATGGGTGGTTAGAGATGTTGATGTAGCAAACAAAGTAGGAATATTGACTTATGAAGATGCCTGCAAGGCAACTATAATCAATAATGAATACTTTATGAAACATTCAACAGGTGCTTGTAAATTTTTAAATGTATTACAAGGAGAAAATCACCAAGAAGCAGATGACTGGTATGCAAGAATGAAAGATTACAGTGATCCAAAAGTATATCCAGAAACACATTTTAGAGGATGGTCGATGGGTGGGCAAAATATGTGTGATGTTCATTTGTTACTGAAAAGATTAGTTCACATAAGACATGATGGATTATTAGAAAAAGGCAAACATGATTGGATGCACTTCTTAGGTACATCCAAATTAGAATGGGCAACATTATTGACAGATGTACAAAGAGCAGTAAGAAAATATCACAATGAAAACTTTACAATTAGTTTTGATTGTGCTTCACCATTTCTTGCAACTGCAAATGGCCAACTTTACATTACAACAGAAACTGCGGACAGGACCAAATGGGTGTACAGAATGGTTCCAAGTGTAGATGACAAAAAGTATGCCACAGATAATAGAAAGTTTTCAGATGCCGTTGTGGCAGATGGCGTGTTTAGTACATTTACAGATAGTCCATTATCTGACAAGATGTTGGTAAAAGATGTGTGTGTTTATGCACCAGGTGATTTAAACAAGATTGGTAAAGAAGGTAAAACCAGTTGGGATTCATTTTCTTATGCATTACAAATGGGTCATAATGTTTGGAGTCATATTGATGCAGTACAAACAGCCAATGAACAGTATGACAAAGGCATAATACCTGGTATGTTAGTTGACGAAAGGTTTGATTCAGTGTATTTTAAAGATGTAGTAGAGGCAATATTTGCAACAGATAATAAAGATGAGTCACTTATGATAATAGAAGAATATAATAAACTATGGCAAAGCATCATAGGAACAAGAGGTGCAGTAGGCAAAAAAACAGTAAATGCTGGAACAATGTTTAACAATTTATTTGAGGAAGTATAATGACTGAATTTACACAAGGAATACAAGGAGCATTCAAGCAACTTATAAAAAGTTCAAGTTTGACTTTGGCATTAATATACACAACTGGACACATATTCATTGCAATGATTGTTGTGAGTGCCATGACAGGAGCAAGTTTATGGGAGGCAGGTGCTGTGGCACTGATTGAACCTTCTATCAACGGGTTATGGTTTTATGTATTGCATTCTGCATGGAAAAAAGCAAAGGGAATATAATGGAACGACCATATGAATCTGGCATGAATGATACTGCAATATTCTTTACAGGTATTGAAGTAGAAAAAACTCCTGCTCACAATATGCAAACTTTGTTTGTGGTTGGTATGCAGTCAGCCAGTACAATAGTTGGCAAAACACTAGACAGTCATTATCCATGTAAACATATCTACTTGGGTGCAAATCACAGTTTTAAAAATATTGATACAGATCATATTCAAGCATTAATGAACGTGGTCGATGAACTACTTTCAAAAGGATATTGGGTAACACTAGATATTGATCCAAAAACTTATTCACTATTGATTACACAACACAAAGGTACTATGCATAATAACAAATTGATTCCGTTGATCAGTGTACCTGTACCAGACATGAATTGGAATGTAAACACTTGTATAAAAATAGATGATGTAGATTTTGATACCACTAATGATGCAATTTATGTTCACAAAATAAAAGATCTTACTACAGACGAAACAAAAACAGAATGGGAACAATATGGAAAGGACGCAATCATATGACATTACCAACAAAAATGATATGGGTAACATTTAGAAAAGAAGGAATACACAAATTTCCTGCGGCACTAGATGATCCAACACTAGCAACAGGAGATGAATATGATGTGTCTTTTTTAGGATATCCACACAGACATATATTTCATTTCAAAGTATGGATTGAAGTATTCCATGACGACAGAGATATTGAATTTATACAGTTCAAAAGATGGTTAGAAAAACTGTATGCAGAAGAAACTCTTCAGTTAGATTACAAATCATGTGAAATGATGGCAGATGATCTAGCAGAACAAATCAAAACAAAATATCCTAAACGTGCTATATGGATAGAAGTATCTGAAGATGGAGAGAACGGATGCTTTCAAACCTATGAGAATTGGGAAGGAATAGAGGAAAATGAGTAGAGATCCATACGCAATACCAAGCGACATAAATCAAATTCACGATGACTTGAAAGAACTGTATGATTTTACATATCAATACAATATGTTTAATGACGTAGGCGGATTATACAAAAAAGGAACTGCTTGGGAAGTACTACAAGTGTTTAAAGAAACAGGAAAAGTAGATAAAAAATTACTTGCAAAGAAAAAGAAAATTAAAAAATGACCATTTACATTATAGATCTTGAACCAGTAGAAAGTAGATATACTGCACAATGGAAAAAATTTATTCCACAAGAACTATCAAGATTAACAAATGATAAAGTTATAACCGTGTCAGGAGGAAATGTACCACAGACTACAACACCAGGTGCTTTCTTAAATTTTGCAGGAACCAATGTTTACAAAAGTCAACAATCCATAGATGTTGCTAAACTGTTTGCTGACAACAAAGTTAAAGCAGGAGATCATTTCGTGTACACTGACGCATGGAATCCAAGTATTATACAACTGCAATATATGAGACAACTGTTACAGGTTGATTGCAAAATACACGCACTATGGCACGCCGGATCATATGATCCACAAGACTTTTTAGGTAGACTGATACCAGACAAAAAATGGTCATACAGTTTTGAAACTGCTTTGTTTCATGCTATTGATCACAATTACTTTGCAACAGACTTTCATATAGATATGTTTACTAAAAATTTGTACTTAAGAAATGAACCTGGCAAAATTGTAAGAACAGGATGGCCCATGGGATACATGGACAGTTTATTGTCTAATTACAAAGGGATGGATAAAAAAGAAATGATTGTGTTTCCGCACAGATTGGCCCCAGAAAAACAACTGGACATTTTTGAGGACTTGGCAAATCATTTACCAGAATATGAATGGGTAGTATGCCAAACAAAACAACTTACAAAAAATGAATACTACAATATACTAGGCGAATCTAAGATTGTGTTCAGTGCAAACTTGCAAGAGACACTTGGTATTTCTTGTTATGAAGGTGCATTGGTTGATTCAATTCCAATGGTGCCAGACAGATTAAGTTATAGTGAAATGTATATGGATGAATTCAAATATCCATCTGAATGGACTACCGACTTTAATGCATATAATCAACACAAAGAAAAAATTATTAACAAAATAAAATACTTTATGGAGAATCATTCAAAACTAGTGCCACACGTTCATAAACAGGCAAAAAGTTTACAGAAAAATTTCTTTACTGCAACGAATTTATATGCTACAATTAACACATAACGGCAATCCACTGCCTCAACATCGGAGAATACAATGAGTGTATCAGATATAATAAGAAAAAGACTTGCAGATGCAGGTGCGAGATATTGGGCAGGTGACAATATTTCAGAACATATTGAACCTGGCGAAAAAGAACAACTAATAGACGAACTTCAAGTAAAGTTTCATTCAGTATTAGAATCACTAGTGATTGATACTGACAATGATCCTAATTCAGCAGACACAGGAAGACGTCTTGCAAAAATGTATGTGAATGAAATAATGAGTGGCCGATATGATCCACGTCCTAAAGCAACTGCATTTCCAAATGATTCATTAGAAGCATATAAAGGAATGTTGGTAGTAAGATCAGAACTTAAAAGTATGTGTTCACATCATCACCAACCAGTAGCAGGTGTGGCATACATTGGCATAATTGCACATAAAAAACTAATAGGCTTATCCAAATACACAAGGATTGCCCAATGGTGTGCAAGACGTGGCACACTACAAGAAGAACTTGCTATGGTAATTGCAAAAGAAATAAAAAAGTCTACTGAATCTCAACACGTTGGTGTTTACATTCAAGCAACACATGGTTGTTGTGAGAACAGAGGTATCATGGCACATTCAAGTTTGACACAGACCACTGTGCTAGAAGGTGCATTCAAAGATGATCCAGCAACCAAGAAAGAGTTCATGGACAATATTAAATTGCAACAAGAATTTGCTCCTAGATGAGAATAAAACAAGAAATAAAATTAAACTACGAGGATGTTTTGTTGCAACCTAAACGATCTACTCTTACATCAAGGGCAGATGTTAAAATGACTAGGACTTTTAATTTTATTAACAGTGGCAAACAACTAGAATTTTGTCCTATATTTGCGTCCAATATGGATGGCGTAGGAACATTTTCAATGGCTAAGGTGTTACAAGATTATAAAATGATGACTGTAATAACAAAGTCAACAAACATAGACACATGGCGTAAAGCAGTTGGTACAGGTGTACGATTACAAAGTGTGTCTGTGTGTACAGGAACAAATATAATGTGGGATCCAGACGCTCCAGATTATAAAACAATGCAAGAAGTATTAACAAGTTTTCCTGATGTAAAATTTATTACCATAGATGTAGCAAACGCATATCATCAAAATTTTGTAGATTTTGTTAAACGTATAAGAGATGAATATCCAGATAAAATAATAATTGCTGGAAATGTTGTATCACCTGAAATGACTGAAGAACTAATAATTAATGGTGCAGATGTAGTAAAAATAGGAATAGGTCCTGGATCGGTATGTACAACAAGAACAATGGCTGGAGTAGGCATACCTCAATTTTCCGCTATTGTTGAATGTTCAGATGCCGCCAATGGAGTTGACGGACATATCATGGCAGATGGTGGATGTGTTTATCCAGGAGATATAGCAAAAGCATTAGGCGGTGGTGCACATATGGTTATGATCGGAGGAATGTTAGCAGGCCATGATGAATCAGAGCAAGAGATAGTTGATGGCAATATAGAATTTTACGGGATGAGTTCAGACAGAGCAAGGGAAGTACATGGAAAAAGAAAAGACGGATACCGAGGCAACGAAGGTAGATTAATATCATTACCATATCGAGGGCCTGTAAAAGAGACAGTGGAGGACATACTGGGCGGAGTAAGATCGTCAGCAACTTACATAGGAGCAAGACGTTTAAAAGATATGCCTAAGTGTGCAACATTTGTAAAAACCCATAACGCACAAAATAAAGTATATGAACAGTACACCAAATAAAATATATTTTACCCAAAAAGACATTGAGTCAATGTTAAACAAGATCATTACACAAATGAAAGTTGATAATTATGAACCTAATGCTATTGTTGGCCTCAATAGAGGTGGTTTGCAAATAGCAGTTATGTTGAGCCATTATTTTGATGTGCCTTGTATTCCTATCAAAGCAAGTCTACGCGATCATCAAAGTTGGGACACTACTGTTCCTCCAGGCAAATATCTTGTTATAGATGACATCTGTGATGAAGGTTGGACATTGGCTGGATTGAAAGGTGATTATGATGATGAAGAAGATATCGAAGTAAAATATGCAGTCTTACATTATAACAGGCCTGCCAATTTTCTTCCAGACTACTGGGCAGTAGAGATAGATAAGAGTAAAGATCCGTGTTGGATTGTTTATCCATGGGAAGAATGGCACATAGACTAAGCACATAATAAAGTATATGAATAGTACACCAAATAAATTATATATTACACAAAAAGACATATCATCTATGTTGGATACTATTGTGTCTAAAATGAAACTAGACAACTATGAACCAGATGCCATTGTTGGAGTAAACAGAGGTGGATTACAAATTGCAGTGATGTTGAGTCATTATTTTGACGTGCCATGCATACCAATTGCATCAAGTGTGATAGATCATGAAAGTTGGGACACTGGTATTCCTGCAGGCAAGTATTTGGTTATAGATGATGATTGCGGTGAAGGTTTCACACTTGCAGGTATAAAGGCCAACTGTGATGCAGAAGAAAATATTGACGTCAAGTATGCAGTATTATATTATAACACTGGTGCCAATTTCCAACCAGATTACTGGGCAGAAATTAATACAACAATAAACAGTAAAACAGAGGGGAGCACTGATCCGTATATTGTGTACCCATGGGAGATATGGCACATGGATCAAATAAGGAGAAAAGATGACAATGAAAGCAGGTAAAATTTGGGGACAAACAGAATTAATTCATGCTAATGGAGTTCTTGAGTTTCATAGAATAGAATACAAAAAAGGATTCAAATGTTCAGAACATGAACATCGGTATAAATGGAACGGATTCTACGTAGAGTCTGGCAAAATGCTTGTGAGAGTATGGCAAGAAGATCAAGGACTAGTTGATGAAACAATATTATTGCCAGGTGATTTCACACAGGTCAAACCTGGTAAGATACACCAGTTTGAAGGTGTTGAAGACGGTGTTGCATTTGAATTGTATTGGGCAGAGTTCAATCATGATGATATAGTACGCAGAACAGTTGGAACCAAAGTAAAATGATCCATGGCCGATTTAAATGATTGTGGATGGGAACTAGAAAATACTAATCATAAAAAACGGATTTTTGTATGCCATATGCCAGGCGGAGGTGGTGAAAAACTTGCATCATTGATATCAGAACATCCGAATTGTAATACACTCAGCACAACTATAATACCTGAAACTGGAAGAATCTTGATTGATGAACCCCATGCCATAGATGTAGAAAAATACTGCGTGACAGCAACGCATAAAACACCTAAAGAAATAAGGGAACAAGTTCCAGATGCTATTATTATTCAAATACTAATACCAAAAGATGTTTGGTGTCAAGTGGGCCATATTCAAAAGAAGATTGAAAATTGTAGATACAAAGATAGATTTATAATGCAGAATCAAGCAGACACCCATCACACAAAATTATTACCAGATGATGCCGTTATTGATATTACAATTAGACATCTAGGAGAGGATTCAAAAGACGAAGAAAGACTGATAAGTTTTTGGAAAAGATATGCGGAAGACCTTTGCACCAGTGACTGGAATACCATGTCAAATTTTGCAGATATGACGCTATATCCAACCATTATACCCGGTTGGAAGGACAATGCAATGACTGAGCAGGATGTCCTTTCTAATATATACAACATTACAAATTGCACGTTGACAAACACAAATTAAATACTATAATATACAATATGTCTGACAAGAAGTATTACTATTCCGAGATCTTTTATTCTATCCAAGGTGAAGGACACTATACAGGTGTGCCGACTGCATGGATCAGATTTTTTCTGTGTAACTTACAATGTAATGGGTTTGGACAAAAAGATCCAACTAATCCCGAAACTTATGAATTACCATATGAAGACTTTGACCCTATGTCTGTAAACAGGGTTGAAGATTTACCAGTATGGAAACATGGTTGTGATTCTTCATATACATGGGCAAAAAAGTTCAAACACTTAATGGGACAAGAAACACCAGAAGTATTAGCAGACAAAATTGTAGATATTCTCCGCAACGACTCCAATCCTGATGGATTGTTTAGACATCCTGTGTCGGGTCAGACGCAACATCTTTGTTTTACTGGCGGAGAGCCATTGATGTTGATGACACAGGATGCCATTGTTGGTATTATGAAATCCTTGCAAGAACGTGAAAACACTCCAAGTTCAATTACATTTGAAACAAATGGCACACAAAAATTGAAAGATACAACCAAAGAATTCTTAGCAAATATGGAACAAGAAGTATTCTTTTCAGTTAGTCCAAAACTTTGGTCTGTAGCAGGTGAGAAGGCGGCAAAAGCAATCAAACCAGAGACAGTGGCAGAATACAAGGAAACAAGAGACTTAGGACAATTAAAATTTGTGGTTGGTCATAGGGACAGAGAATGGGAAGAACTTGACTTTGTTGTTAAACAATTTAGAGATGTAGGTGTTGATTGGCCTGTGTGGATCATGCCAGTAGGAGCAAGAGAAGAAGAGCAAAGTATGACTGCAGGTGAAGTGGCTAAAAAGGCATTCCAACGTGGCTACAATGTAGCGGCAAGAGTTCATGTATATCTTTTTGGAAATGCAATTGGTACTTGACAAACAGGAAAAAGAGTTTATAATAGTATTATGTTTGAAAAAATGAATGAGTGGTTTACAAAGAAAAAAGTGGCAAAAAAATATACTGCCAAGCCTAAAAAGCCAACTAATGAAAAAGAAATAGCAGATGCAAACAAAGAACCTTATATAAGAGTTTTAGAAACAAAACTTAATCCAGACAATCCACGTAATGGTTTTTTTGAACTGGATTGGAATCAATATTTTGTAGAGCACCTTAGAACAAATGGATTCAGAGGCACAACTGACGAAGAAGTAGTGGATCAATGGTTCCAAGAATTGTGTAGAAATATTGCTACAGAAGAACAAGTTAGTGACCAGTTGGGTGGATCTGGTTATGTTAATCGTGTATTAAGAGACGATGGCAAAACAGAAATTGGATAGTCCAAAAAATTATATAATTGTAGATACTGCAAACACATTCTTTCGTGCTAGGCACGTGGTTGCTAATGGCGACCTTGATACTAAAATTGGCCTAGCACTTCACATAACATTGAACAGTATTAAAAAAGCATGGAATGACTTCGATGGTGATCATGTGATATTTTGCTTAGAAGGTCGTTCATGGCGTAAAGATTATTATCCCAGATACAAAGCAAATAGAAAAGTGACACGTGAAAAATTTACACCTGCTGAACAAGAAGCAGACAAAGAGTTCTGGGAAGCCTTTGATACATTTACAACATTTATCGCAAACAAAACAAATTGCACAGTATTACAAAATGAAAGACTTGAAGCAGATGATTTGATTGCAGGTTGGGTGCAATCACATCCAGATGACAAGCACGTCATTATTTCTTCCGATTCAGATTTTGCACAACTGATATCACCGACTGTTTCGCAATACAACGGTATTACTGAAGTTACAACTACCATCAATGGATACTTGGATAAAAAAGGTGAAACAGTAATTGACAAAAAAAGCAAAGAACCTAAAGCACCACCTGACCCAGAATGGTTATTGTTTGAAAAATGTATGCGAGGCGATTCATCGGATAATGTTTTTTCAGCATTTCCAAAAGTAAGAAAGAACAAATTAGTTGAAGCATTTGAAGATCGCAACAACAAAGGATTTGTTTGGAATAATATAATGCTGAGTAAGTGGGTTGATCACGAAGGTAATGAGCACAGGGTCAAAGAAGATTATGAACGTAATCAACAATTAATTGATTTAACACAACAACCAGATGGCGTAAAAGAACATATTTTTGAAACTATTAAACAGTCAACTGACAATCCTAAAAAGATTGCTCAAGTGGGTGTTTTTCTGTTAAAATTATGTCATAGATATGATTTGCAAAGAATTAAGGATAATGCTCAACTATATGCAGAGCCTTTAAACGCAAGGTATGGAATATGAAAGCAAAAGAACTAGTAAAAGATAAGTTTTGGATTGTTGAAGAACAAGGTAAGAAAGTGGGTACACTTAGCAAAAAAGATAACAACACATATCTACTGGTAGATAAAAACACCGGAAAAGAAGTTGAATTATCTAATCGTGATATCACTGAGCAATATGGAGAGGACTTTTTTGAAACAATATTAATAACAACAGTCAAAGCAAAATCAAAAAAAGATTATACTGTATATGATTATCCATGCAGTAGTAAACCATATAATCCTGTGTATGACTGCAAAAATAGACTGCCTATATACAGTAAAACACCCAAATCAACTAGTATGTATGCGGCAGGATATTACATAATTAAGTTTGAGAAAGGTTGGGTAAAGTCGTTCTGTCCCAAAGTAATTACTTTGCAAAGATACACATATCAAGGCCCTTTCACAACTGAACTTGAAATGAGAAAGCAACTATCAAATGCCAGCAGGAACTAAAGAAGCATTAAACACAGTAGAAATACAAAATTTTTTGAATCGTGTCAAAGCGGCCGAGGACATGAAAGAAGGAAGAATTGTTTTATCTATGCCTGAAGCAAAAAGATTATCTACAAATTTATCGCTGATACTTGCTAGACTGGTTGTTTCTCAACAAGAAACAATTGATGCTCTTACAAAAGTTAAGGAATCATCAACTGTAGAAGTTGAAATGGACGGCGGAGAATTTTTTGATAATGGAGGAGAATAAATGAACGTATCGGAAATTAAAGAAGTAAAAATGTACACAAAGAAGGTATGTCCTTATTGTGTAAAAGCAAAAGCATTATTAAAGTCAAAAGGACTTGAATGGGAAGAAGTAAATATGGAAGACCCTGCTATTAGAGAATCTTTTATGGTTGATTATCCTACCGTCCGCACAGTACCCCAAATTTTCATTAATGGTGAAAGAATTGGCGGATTTGACGATTTAGTTAAATTAGATATACAATAATCTGCGATAAATACTCTTAGTTAGGAAAAACTATGAGTAGACCAAAGCCAATCGTGATTCTTCAGCACTCTGACAAGGCCACCTATAAGGTCGATGAGGTATTATCTGCAGAAGCAGTATGGGCCGTGTTTTATGATGGCAAACCAATTAATTTGAAAAACTCATCTTTAGTTACAAATTATCCTGGACCTAAATATAAGAAAGTTTCTTTTTCAAATCCAGGTCATGCAAGAAACTTAGCCAAAAAACTCAATAAGATGTTTAACGAAAACAAATTTGAGGTCTACAAACTTACCAGCGGCAAACTCGAAAAATAAATATTAGCATGAGTGCTTTCAGTGTACGGAATAAATGGGAACCTCTTGAGGTTGTCATGCTAGGAAACAACTATGATGCCGACTTTTTTCGGGATATCAAAAACAATAATATAAGATCTGCACTGAGTAAGATTGCAGATGAAACACTTGAGGATCTAGAAAATTTTGAAAAGGTTCTAAAAAATTACGGAGCATCTGTAATTAGACCAATAATGGACCGTTCCGACTCAATTATGAATCATATTGATTCTCATGGAACCTTAGGAAAAGACGATCCCGAGTGGTTTCAACAGGGTGTACCACGGAGTCCACTTGAACCAAGAAATACACACTTGGTTATAAATGATCATTTATTTTGTACTCACGACTCTCACTCAAACATCCAGGTTGCTTTAGATCAATACAGTACAGATAATGTTGTAAGACTAAAAGATAATGTATTCAGTGCTCCTAATCATACACTTGTTAATAATGATTTATTGATCGATGTTGATGGCGGCGATGAACCACATCCATGGATGACACAATTATTGCATCCAAGTATTACTAATGTAGATCTGCCTGTAACCCCTACAAAATATTCATTGACAAAAGGAATACCACGATGGGAATTACTCTACAAAGAAAATATAGCAACAATTAAAAATTTATATCCAAATATTAATATTGTAAGAATTGATGAAGGAGGGCATACTGATGGAGTGTTTCATACTATAAAACAAGATGCTATTCTGTCAGTTGAAGGTGTTGGTACTCATGCCAAAGTATTTCCAGACTGGGACGTGTGTTATTTGCACAACGAATCATGGACAAAGGTAAGTCCCTTTCTGTCACAAAAAGCAGGAATAACAAAATCATGGTGGGTGCCAGATCAAGAAGACAATCCTGACTTCCAACATTTTGTAAACACATGGTTGTCACACTGGGTTGGTTTTTGTGAGGAAAGTGTGTTTGATGTAAATGTTCTTGTATTAGATCCAGAAACAGTTTGCATTAATAATAAAAATCCTACTGTAATTGATTTTTTAAAAAAACATAATATGGGATATATCCATGTCCCATGGCGACACAGATATTTCTGGGATGGAGGAATACATTGTATCACTCTAGATCTAAAAAGGACGCCAATAAATGGCAACTAAAGAACTTCTAACCAAAGCATTTCTAAAAGAAGCAAACATAGATGGTGATGAAAAAGAATGGTATTGCAGGCTGTGGAGAAATTTGCGAAAGAATCATCCATCCATGAGACTGACAAAAGACGGATATAATTTTCTAACCAAGCAGGTTCAACTAAAAGAATATCGTATCAAAATGCCAAATGATATGAATATGAATGCACAGGTCACTTTAGACATAGATCGTTTCATCGATTGTCCGTATTGGATAGCACCCAAGAAAACACATATTCACGTGTTCGCTGAAAAAAAAGCAACAGAATTGGCCTTATTTGCTGGCGATATTGCCAAGTATGGCAGAGTCAAAGCCAAAAATAATTTAAAAAATCAATAATATCAAAGACTTGCAGATGAGCAGATCGCTTGACATATTACCATATGACTGTATAATAATAGTATATTAATTAAACAAAGGAGCAGTGAGATGTCCGAAACAATTGAAGCAAGAACAGTCAGTCCAAATGAAGCCAAAAAGGCCGTTGGATATGCACTGACGCTCAAAAGACCTATTATGATCTGGGGTGCACCTGGTATTGGTAAGTCAGACATTATACAACAAATTGGCACAGACCAAAAAAGAGAAGTCATTGATATTAGACTTCCGTTATGGGAACCTACAGATATTAAGGGTATTCCATTCTTCAACAGTAAAAAGAACAGTATGGAATGGGCACCACCAAGTGAACTTCCAAGTGATCCTAAATCTAAAGCAATTTTATTCTTAGATGAAATAAATGCGGCGGCACCTGCAGTACAGGCGGCGGCATATCAACTTATATTGAACAGAAAAGTTGGCACTTATAAATTGCCAGAAGGTGTGTCGATTGTGGCCGCTGGTAACAGAGAAGGTGACAAAGGTGTTACTTACAGAATGCCGGCACCGTTGGCAAATAGATTTGTTCACTTAACAATGAGAGTTGACCATGATGACTGGACACAATGGGCAACCAATAACAAAATTCATCCAGATGTAGTTGGATATTGTGGTTTTAGTAAACAAGACTTATATGACTTTGATCCTAAGGGAGCAAGTAGAGCCTTTGCTACTCCTAGGACTTGGGCATTTGTGAGTCAGTTACTATCCGATGACCTGCCTGAATCAACCCTCACTGACCTTGTGGCAGGGGCAGTTGGGGACGGACTTGCTGTCAAGTTTATGGCACACCGTAAGGTTGCTAGTGAGTTACCGAACCCAACTGATGTGTTGAAAGGCAAAGTTAAAGAAGTAAGTATCGACCAAGTGTCGGCACAATATTCTTTGACAATTTCGATGTGTTATGAACTTAAGGATGCACATGATAAAGCCAAAGGCAAACTTGCTGATTGGTACAAAATGGCAGACAACTTCTTTAGATTTATGATGGATAACTTTGAAACTGAGTTGGTTGTGATGGGTGTAAAGGTTGCCCTTACTAATTATCAACTTCCGTTTGATCCTTCCAAACTAAAAAGTTTTGATGAGTTCCATAAGAAGTATGGCAAGTATGTAATCTCTGCAATGGGGGAATAATGACTGCTACCACTGTAAACAAAAAACAAGCAACTGATTGGGTCGGCAAAGGTGTTAAGGCTGACCCAGAAGCAATGAAGGAGAAATTAGTCACTGCTAGAGTTGGTTTGCTATTGAAACAACCATTCTTTGGCAATTTAGCAACAAGACTGAAACTGATTGAAGCCAGTGATTGGATTCCAACTGCGGCCACTGATGGTAAGAACTTTTATTACAATTCAGATTTCATTGATATATTGACTCCGAAAGAAACTGAGTTTTTATTTGGTCACGAAGTATTACACGTGACATTTGAACATTTGCTTAGACGTAATGACCGTGATCCGCAACTGTTCAATATCGCTTGTGACTATGCAGTGAACCAAATACTTGTTGATGAAAATGTAGGTGAAAAAATACATTCAGTTCCTATATTGCAAGACTACAAATACAAAGGTAAATCATCAGAAGAAATATATGATGATCTTTATGAAGAATATAAAGACCAGATGCAGTTACTGGACCAACTCAAATCATTAGATGTACACATGGACCTTGATAAAGGTGAAGCAACCTACACAGATGAAGATGGTAATGAGCACAAAGTAAAATGTCCTGAGATGAGCAAAGAAGAACAAAAAGAACTTAAAGATCAGATTAAAGAAGCAGTACTACAAGGTGGACAGGCGGCTGGTAGAGATAAGGTACCAGGTGCAGTAAGAAAGTTGATCAATGATATTACTGCTCCTAAAATTAATTGGAGAGACTTGTTGAGCCAACAGATACAGAGTACTGTAAGATCGGACTTTACATTTGCTCGTCCTAACAGAAAAACTTGGCACATGGACGCAATTTTGCCGGCATCATCTATTGAAAATACAATTGATCTTTGTGTTGCAATAGATACTTCCGGTAGTATTAGTGATGATCAGATAAAAGACTTTCTAAGTGAAATTAAACACATCATGGATGGATACACAGATTACAATATAAAACTTTGGTCATTTGATACAGAAGTTCATGAAAGTAGTGTCACAGACTATACACCAGAGAATGCTGATGAATTATTTGATTGGAAGCCAGGTGGTTATGGCGGTACAGATATCAGTGCTAATTACAAGTGGATGGACGAAAACGGTATTGTTCCAAAACAATTTGTGTGTTTTACAGATGGATACACATATGAGTGGGGCGATGAAGACTACTGTGATACACTTTGGATTATTCACAGTCAATTTGGTGATCCAATAAAACCACCGTTTGGAGTGTCTTGTAATTACGATGACAAAGTTTGATTATCCTATAGAAAATATCAGATTCAATTTCAACCTAGTTGGCGGAGGGTTTTTAGCCTGTTCATGGAACGGAAAAATGCTTACACCAAATCCAGAATACAATATATCTGCAGATCAAATAGAAGAAGAAAATACTCTTTCTGTTGCCTTTGCAAAGTTTGATCCAGCAGACGAAGACTCATATGCTACCCTACAATACTTCATGATTAATGGTGGCAGTTTTAAATCTTCTTTAGAAAAGCAACAATACAAAGTCGACAAACATCTACATCCAGATGCTCCAGAAGAAATACAATTTGACGGATACTTCGGTTATGTAGGACGTTTAGAAATTAAAATTAATCAATGTAATGATCTATTAAAAAAAGCGGCATGGACTATTGCAGACAAAGAGTTTGAATACACAAAATGGCCAATCAAAGGCAATAAACATCGCAATAAAAATTTTCAAACTATTCATCGCGATGCAAAATTTATGTACACTGGGTCAACACCCCCACAGTCACAAGCAATTACCAAAGTAGTCAATGAAACAAAACTAAAAGATATACGAAATCCTTTAGAAAATGATGCTGAATCTAAAATAATAGATTGGATATCTAAGTCAGAAAGAGTTAAAATAAATGGATGGCCATTCAAACACTTTACATTCTCTAATGGTGTATCAGATTCACTAGAATCTTTTGTGAATAACACAAGAGTCATAATGATGCCACCAAAAATGTATTATATGCATGGCGAACTATTTGATGAAACAGACTTAATAAGAGTAGATCCTTTCGAAAGACCGATTCCACTGTATGCCAATGTGTTGTTAGAGTATCCATCACCTTGGTACACTAACGAAGAATTAGACAATGTGATTAAATTAGCCAAAGAAAAACAGGCAAAAATTGCATTAGACTTGACTTGGCTTCCAGTTGCAACAGACAAAATACAACTAGATCTAGATGGGATAGATCAAATATTTTTTAGCATGAACAAAGCCTGGCCAATACATGATCTTAGACCTGCGTTTAGATGGTCACGTGAAAGAATCAATGACCGACAAACTTATGACTACGAAATTGGAATGTATCCAAAAGCATCTGCAAATATCTTTATGAAGTTAATTGACAAATTTACTTTTGGGCATATCTACAACACGACCAAAGATTCTGTTGCTGACATTATGCAAACTTTTGATCTTGAACCAACATCTGTTCTGTGGTTTACAAAACATGATTCTGCTATCCATGATGAAAAAGGGCATATTAGTAGACATTATTTTTTAGATGAATTCGTGTGCATACAGAAACTTTTAGACTTTAAAGGAAAATATTTTTGGTAAAAGACATTTATGTAATTGGCAACGGCGAATCTAGAAAAAATTTTAATCTTGCGTTGTTAGACAACAAAATTACCTATGGATGTAATGCAATATTTAGAGACTATAAAGTGTCTGTTCTTGTTAGTAAAGACTTAAACATCACTGATGAACTGTATCAAACTGATTATCTACTATCTAACAAAGCATATACCTATCCAGATGTAAGAACATTTGTCCTTAACAAATATAATGATGAGACAAGCCAAAAGAATGCTAATCTTTTTCCTATACCTAACACCAATACACATATTCATTATTATGCAGGATTACAGGCTTTAACTTTAGCAGTCAAAGAAAAACCAAAGAACATTTTTATATTAGGATTTGATATGACAAATAACAATAATAATGAATTTAACAATATCTACAAAGATACTAATGCTTACAAAACAAGCACACAGGAAGGTCCGGCCTATGTAAAGGAACGTAAAGCATTTATAAGTCTTATAGACAAAAATAGGCAATACACACATTATTACTATGTATTACCAGAAGATTATCAACGTAAACACAAAGGCCCATTAGCGGAAAGTATATTGACAAATAAAGAAAAATATAGTGTAATAACATATAATGAATTAGGAGAATACATATGAGCAAAGAAAATGATGCTGAATTTATGCGATCAACAAATCATATCTATAAGTCACAACAACATAATATGCCACCAAGATATACTAGACCAGACCCTGTTAAATTAAATGATTATAAACAATTTGTTGATAAAGTTACTAGTGCCGAAAGTAACAACATGGAAGACTTGCAAATGGTATTCAATAGATTAAAGAATTACAGTCCTGAAGTCAATGTTTCACTACTGATGACAGCCGCTATTGGTTTAGGTTCTGAAACTGGAGAATTTCAAGAGATTGTTAAGAAAGTTTTATTTCAAGGAAAAGAACTACATGATGACACTAGATATCATATGAAACGTGAATTGGGTGATATTTTGTGGTACTGGATAAATGCCTGCAGAGCATTAGGCTTAAATCCGGACGATGTGGTGTTAGAGAATGTAGAAAAATTGAAAAGTCGTTATCCAGAAGGGGAGTTTAGTGCATTCCACTCAGAAAATCGTAAAAAGGGCGATCTATAGGCATAGAGAACTGGTTTTACAAGCCACTTTCTTTATATGCTAATATAATCCAATTAAATAGTAGCATATTATTATTTTTATATATTGACTAATTAGTACCGATATTATTATAATAGTATTATCAATGTAGGAGACCATTATGGCAGAAGAAACAAAAAAACAAGAAGCAGTAGCGGAGGCTCCTGCGACAACAGAAGCACCAGCACCAGCGGCCAATCCAGAAGATGATGGAGCAGGTGGACTCAGTGTTGGAGACTTAAAAAGCATTCAAGGTATTATTGAAGTAGCGACAAACAGAGGTGCCTTTAAGGCCGCTGAACTTTCAGCAGTTGGCACAATCTTTGATAAACTTAGTAAATTCTTAACAAGTCTTGATGAACAGATGGCGGCTCAAAAAGAAGCAGAAGCATCTGAGGAGAAGAAATAATGAAACACTTAGGAATGATCAAAGACAAAGGATCTAAAGTAGCAGTATTTTTTAAAACTGTTCCTAATGAACCTGAAAACTGTTTAGTACTTGATCTTGACGCATTACGTCCATTTTTGGAAGATGCAGTAAGAGATGGTATAGCATCACCGGGCGGACAAGCGGCATTTGAATTTGGAGACTTTGCAACAAGACTTACACTTCCAGATCAATCTAATATGCTTGAATCAATCCACCAACAAGGTTTGTTAAAAAAGATGTCTACAAAAGACATTGTTATGACAGATGATCAAGCAACGATTTCACTGTTCGAACTTAACAAAGTTATTGCTGAACAAAAAGGCATGAAAGTTGAAGAGTTGTCAGTGCAAGAATCAGATGAGCCTGTAGTAGATAATGATGTGGCACAAAAACAAGAAGCGGCGGCACTACTTGCTCAAGCAGAAGAAATGGAAGCCAAAGCATCTATATCTAGAGAATCTGCATACGCATTAGACCCATCTTTGAGACCAAAACGTGGAAGACCAGTAGGCACTACTAAAGAAGCAACAAAAACTGAATAGTAGGTCCAAGGGCCATGAAGATATTAATCACAGGGGGTGCCGGGTTCATCGGCACCCATCTTCAAGAACATTTGAAAGAACATGAAGTTCATGTTGTTGATATAGTCAACGGCACTGATATTAACGACATAAAAACTTGGAAAAAGGTATATGACAAAGCACACACTTTTGACTGTGTTATACATATGGCCGCTGAAGCCAACTCTAGGGCAGTAAATAAAAAGCCAATTGAGGCAGTAAAAACAATGACACAAGGTTTAGTGAATGTTGTTACACAATTTAATAAAAGTCATTTTATTTTTTTAAGTTCTAGCATGGTGTACGGAGACTGGCCACAAGATAAAGATATTGTTACAGAGAGTGATTATTGCAAACCTATAGATTTGTATGGACAATTAAAATTAGCAGGTGAAGGCATTGTAAAATTATTACATAAAAATTATACAATAATAAGACCCAGTGCCGTATATGGCAAAAATGATAAACCAGACAGAGTTATTTCTTTATGGATCAAAGCCGCAAAAAAAGGACAGTATCTTACAGTAAAAGGGAGAAACAGTCAATTAGATTTCACCTACGTTGATGATATTGTAGATGGTATTATAAGATGTATCAACAAAAGAAATTCTAAGAATGAAACTTTCAATATTACACACGGTGAAGCAGTAAAACTTAAAAAAGTTGCAGATTACATTGTAAAAAAAATAGGCAAAGGTAATGTCGTAGTGGAAGATCATGACGCAAAGTATCCAAAACGTGGGACATTATCTACAAATAGAGCAGGATTATTATTAGACTATGAATCAAAATATGATTTTAGAAAAGGCATTGATGAAGTCATTTAAAGTACCATACTGGGATCCACACTCACAATATCAAGAATGTAAAGAAGAAATCGATCTAGGTATTGCAAATCTAATTAAAGATTCAAATTATTTGGGTGGAGATATAAACACTAATTTTGAATCTAGTTTGGTTAGATATACCGGTGCACCTGATGTTGCCACTGTAAATTCTGGCACATCTGCATTGTTACTAACATACACACTATTAGGACTTGATCCAGGTGATGAAGTTATTACACCGTCTTTAACTTTTGGTGCTGGAATTGAAGCCATTGTTCAAGCAGGTGGGACTCCAGTATTTGTTGATGTAGATGAATATTTTCACATAGACGTGACAAAAATTGAAGAAGCCATTACTGAGAAAACCAAAGCAATATGTTATGTGTCGTTGTATGGGCAAACACCAGATACAGATAAATTAAGAAAAATAGCAGAAAAAAATAACCTGTGTCTGATAGAAGATGGTGCTCATGCATTTGGTTCTACTTACAAAAATAATAAAGTTGGCAATCTAGCAGATATAACTTGTTTTAGTTTTAATGTCCAAAAAAACTTAGGATCTTTTGGAGATGCAGGAGCAGTAAGTGGATTTCATGAAGTGTGTGACAGTATTAGATCATTGCGTGTGCATGGACGAGATGGCACTAGAGGAGAATTTAATGAGCCAGGTTACAATGCTAGAATACAAAATATCAATGCCATAGTGTGCGATGCAAAACTTAAAAAACTTGACGAATGGATAGATTCTAAACGTGCATTGTGTCATATATATGATGAAGAATTATACGGTGTTGTTCAAACTCCTAAAAAAAGAATGCATTCATATCATACCTATTATGTATATGCAATAGGTTGTCCGGACAATACACGTGACGATTTGCAAGTTTATTTAGAAAATAATGGCATTCAAACACGGGTATCATGGCCATTAGGAATACATATGACTGAAGCATACGGACATTATTGTTTAGAATCATTACCACGGACAGAAAGTGTTACAAAAAATGTTCTAAGTCTGCCCTGCTATCATACACTTCAGGACCAAGAACTAGTAATTAACAAGATAAAGGAATTTTATGGATAACGTATATCTAGTTGGTGCTGGTTACTGGGGTTCTAAAGTATTGGAAGAACTAAAAGGTCTTGGCAAGGAAGTAACTGTGATAGACACTAAACAAGGCACAACCATAGAACAAGCATCACAACCATGGCCTGTAATTTTGGCAACACCAGCAGATCAACATTTTGATCAAGCAAAATATTTTTTATTCCGCAATCGTGATGTGTACGTTGAAAAGCCAATGGCTCAAACACAGGATCAATGTGAGGCTCTTAAAAGATTAGAGGGAGATAATGTACTGATGGTGGGTCATATATTCATTCATCATATGCATGGTCAACTTATGAAAAAGTTTATTACTAATGGAGATATTGGAAAAGTAATTAGCATTAAGTCCGAAAGAACAAACTGGGGTATATATCAAACAAAAATTACGCCAGTCAGTAGTCTTGCAGTACATGATATTAGTTTATTAAACTATTTAGGTGACGGTATAATAAATGTGAATCATGTTGAAAGCAATAATTATACTAACAATAATGTACCTGATCGTGTTAGATTCAAAGGCATTGTCAATGGAATCCATGCAGAATGCGATGTAAGTTGGTATTCACCTACAAGAAGAAGACTTGTCACAGTAATTGGCACACAAGGCACACTTGTTTGGGATTCCGACAAAGAAACACTTATTAAAACTAACCATAAAATTATTGATGGCAAATTGAACAAAGATCTACACAACGAAACATTTTCATTTGAAGGACCAAGTCCCTTATCATGTGAACTTAAACATTTCTTCGATTGTATTGCATACCGTAATCAAGGATATTCTGCACTTCAAAGACCAAAGACTAATGTAGATGATGCTATTGGTGTTGCAAAAGTTGTAGATTTAATTGAATCTAAGTTAGTTTATTAACTTGTTGTATAACATAATCCTGTTCTGATTCTGTCAAACCAGGATAACAAGGTAGGCTTATTATTTCTTCCGCTACTATTTCAGTGTTAGGACAAACGGCATCATCATTTGCATAGCATTCTTGTTGATGTAATCCATACGGCCATGCTTTACCACAACCTATTCCTTTATCTGCAAGTTTGTCGAATAGTTCATCTCTGTGTGTTGCCATAATTGTGTATTGATTGAATGTATGAGTACACCATTCTGCTGTTTTAGGTGTAGAATTTATGTTTAAATTATCGTTATAAATATTTGCGATTCTTAACCTGTCTGAATTCCATTTATCTATGTATGGTATAAGTTTGTTTAAAATGTTTGCTTGTATAGAATCCATACGTTCATTCCAACCTAAAAACTGATGTTCCCATTTTGTGTCACGTCCATGATCACTTCGCATTCTTATTCTATCTATATCTTCTTTTGGTCCTGTTACTCCCCCACCATCGCCTAAACAAAATAAATTTTTTGCTGGATAAAATGATAAGCATGACAAATTATAACTTCCATTTATTTTATCTTTGTACTTGCCACCAAAAGATTGTGCGGCATCTTGTATCACAGGAATGCAATATAGGTCAGCAATCTCTTTGATACTGTCCCAATCACAAGTATGACCAAAGCAGTCAACTCCTACTATTGCTTTGACGTCGTAACCATGTATGTCCATTTTTTTCTGTAGATCTTCAATATCTACAGTATAGTTTTCCATATTGATGTCAACCCATATTGGTGTAGCACCAACTTTATTAATCATTTCTGCAGTACTGATGAACGTAAAACTAGGCACAATTACTTTGTCACCAGGGCCTATACCTAAATGTTCATAGGCTAATAACAATGCACTGGTTCCACTGCTACACGTGGTTGCAGAATTATTACAATACTTTGACAATTTTTTTTCAAAAGTGTTTACTGCCGGTCCTTTGATATACCAACTATTCTGTAAACATTCTGCAATAGCCGAATCAATGTCTTTTTTGTATGTGTCTACAAGTCTCTTTAAATTTGCGTATCCTACTTTCATTTTATTCCCATGCCTCTTTAAACATTTCCTTTAAGAATGACCAATCATTAATTCTAACATCGTTTGGGTTATTTGTATAGTAATCTTTTCCTTTGTTTGCCCCATCTTTACTGTACTTGCCAAACTCTGTCTTATCACTAGAGCACCATAACTTTAATCTATATTTGTCTGTTGCATTATCCGATTGTGCTAGTTTGTAACTTTCTCTAAAAGCAGTCCGCCATGCCGACCATGAATCATCAAAACAAATTGTGCTACTGACTTCAGGAATAACTTCCAATTCATGACTCAGAGTTATATCTATTCCGATTGTTTCTTCAGTCTGTGCTAATAACCATTCACGATCATACAACAATATACTACCATGTCCATAAGCATAATTTAAAACTTCATTGTGTGCATAAAAAATATAGTTCTTAGGATTGGATAATCTATCCGGTTGAAAATCAAAATTAAAGTTGTCGTCTATTTTATTTTTTCCAAACACATAAAAAACAAAAGGAGTATCACACATTTCTGCCGCTTGTTTTAGAGCAGTCAACTGACCTTTTACTTTATCAACTCTTTTTGCTCTTGGGAACTTTTGACTTAACAGTTGCCAATTATTTTCCGCATTTACTTCGTCGTAACTAACAAATACAATATCCATTGGTTTATGATATATGCCAGCAGTATGTAATTTCACGTGTGGATAATCATACAGTTGATTTTTTACCACAGTTTTTGCTTGTTGTGGTATTAACATCATATCCTGATAGTCACCAAATGCGTGTATCTGTCTGTCATGCCAGTATTCTGGCACATAGTCAGGAATAGTTTTTGGACTGCAAGTTTTGTTCACTAACCAAAAATAATCACTTGCTGTATCTACTGCTTGTAGAACTGTTTGTGCTTTTCCTAATTCAAATTCATAAACAGGATATTGTTCACGTTGTATTGTATCTACATTGTAATAGTGAATGTAGTTAAAGTGTTTAAGTTTTTCTATTTTTTCTGCTTGTTCTAAAAATGTTTTTCTATTTACATAAAAGGTATCTCCATATTCTTGTTTGCCTGTTGAGAAACAATGTAAGGCATCGTACTCCCATGCTTGTGGTACCCAGTTGAAGTCAAATGAATCATAATTGTTCATGCCTCCTGCAACCCAAAAAAAGTCTTGCTTGGTTTTGTTTGCAATTCTTTTAATTGTGCTAAACCAATCGCCAAAAAATCTTGTTGTTCTAAGTTCTCCATAAACTGTTGGTGGTTTGTTATTGTTATTACAGTCTAACCACCATACTTCTGTTAGTCCCTTGTTGCGTGTTAAAGGTATGTCATCATGAAAATGTAAATTAATTATATCGCGATATGTCTTTATTTTATCATATAATGCTAGAATACTGTCTTTGTGTCCTAGTACTGTGCCGGAGTATTTTTGATATTCATTTGGAAAAGCGTGTACATGATCACGCTCCCATAAAGGAGGCATCCAATTAAAATCAAAATTCTTATGATCATTTTGTGGATCAATAAACCAAAAATGTTTTGTTTGACTAGTTGCCGCCGCAATCAATAATGCTCCTATGTACTGCATATTTTCAATCACTTGAACATTGTCAAATGTTTCATTCAGGTATAACAGTTCGGCAGAACAGTCAACACCTGTAGGTTGGTACACAAAAATATCATAACTTTGTACAGTTTTTGTAAGTGTGACGTCATCGTGGAAATGTACATTAGGGATTGTATCAAAGTCCTTTATTACATCTAAAT